TTAGTGAATTAGTGATTGCTGCTTGCATATCAGAAGTATTTGGAGAAAGTCCGGAAAATGTAAAATTAACTGGTACAGCAGTTGGAGCTAATACATAAACATTATCATCTGGCATATTAGCAGGTTTTATTCCGTCGGTTAAATTATTACCATTTATAATTAAAATCTTTGTATCTGCTAATTGTTGAGATGTCGGAATTATATTTATATCATTATCTCTTACAAAATAAATCTCTGTTGACCCTGCTGATGGGGTAGCTTCATTAATCCAAACCCTCGTAATACCAGTTATAAATTGTTTTATAAAAACTGGTATTCCTCCCTTAGTAAAAGGAGCTGTAAAATTAGAAGTTCTTTCCAAAATTCTAGCACCATAATCTATATCACTTTCAATATCTAGCCCACCAGTTATACCCTCAAAAGTTGCAATAGCTGAATCGTCAATATTAGCAATAGGAGTTACAAGCGTAAAAACTGAACCAGAACCGCTATTTTGCAAAGCCCCAAAGTCGCTTGCTTCAATAGAGACAAAAGTATAAATCTCGGTAGCTGTTATTGTTCCAGTTGCAGGAGTTGTCGGTGAGCCTGTAACTTGATAAGTAAACTGATTATTACTAATAACTGATATTGTAATATTGCTTAAGTTATATTCTGGCTGATCTGCTCCCTGTATTGAGTCTAAAACTTGACCAGTTGCTAAATTATGATTAGATGTTGTTGTTACAGTTGCTAAAGTTCCGACTCTAATAATAGATGATATATTTATAGTCTGGCTTGTTATAGTTCCTGATGAGGTTGTTATATATTCATTACCATCTGATCTAGTTAAGGTTGTACCAATTGGAATTATACCGCCTGATGATCCTGTAAATGATAAAGTACCGATCGCCTTAGTTGCTGGCTGTCTTGTTATTCCAAAAATAACCCCCCATCTTTCCAAAAACTCATCTGTTGCAGTTTGGATAAATATTTGAGCTAAAACTTGTTCGCTTAAATCATTATTACTATCAATACCGCCTGCGATAGCTTCAACAATTCCCCTAACATAACTATTTAATATAGTAGGGTCAATCTGTTTAGAAGTGTCTAACTGTCCAGAATTGACAGACAATACTAAGTCACTAACCATTCTTTCTAATATCTCTGTTAATGTATCTCTTGCGATTGGCATTAGTTAGTATTTATTAATAAATTATAATTTTCTGTGTCCTCTTGAGATTTACCAATTATATCAAGATTAACCTCTAAATTAGACCCTATAAAACTAGTCTCAATATTAATATCTTTGATAATATCTTGATCTATTAACCATTTTAAACTATCTCTTATTGAGTCCTCAATTAAAGAAGTGTTTTGATCGGTATTTCTAGCTTGTTCTATGTATATCCATAATTTACTGCCTACCTCGTAATTTTCTATTCTTGAAAATTCATTAGTAAAATGACCCCTTCTTAAAATAGGGTTTGGCACTTCATTTGCATCTGCTCTTTTTTCGCAAAATAAACTCATATAAATTGCTGTATCAAGCCCTTTTGTTAATGCAAAATCACCGTTGTCAAAATCAATATCCCAGTTATTATTTCCATCTTGAAATAGCTTTATGTCTTGACTCATTATTGACAATAAAAAATAGTTATTTATAATTAAGTAATATTAAAAAATAGGGATATTGTCAAATAAAAAAAATTTACTTTAATGATACAAAAAGGATTTTTAAAAAGATTTACAAATAAAGGTAGAGCGGAAGTATCTACTGTTGACGGTCAAATACTTAACAATGTCCAGATTATCTATCCTTATGGCTATTATTCAAAAGCAACCTTAAATAATACAAGTGAAATATTATTATTCTTTTCATTGAGTAGTAAATCAAATATATTTGGTATCCCCTATAATGTACCAATTGAACCAGATGATTTATTAGATGGTGAATTGCAAATAAAAAATCCAATTGCTGAAAATAGCAAAATAACTTTTAAACAAAATGGAGATATTGAGATTACAACTAATCAAAATATTAATGAAGTGATGGAAAATTTAAACATTACAGCCAATACAAAAGTTACCATCAATGCTACTGAAATTGATCTAGCTGATGCTGTTTCATTAGTATTAAATGAAAATGCTAGTATGGATGTTACGGTTACAGGAGGTAGTAGTGCCGGCACTTATCCAGTTAATATTAATTCTGCTGGTCAAACTAAAGTAAAAGCTTAAAGTAAGCTAAAAAGACCAATCACATCAGATAAACTAGGCTCTAAAGTTAAAGAACCCTTTTCAACAATTACTAAATCAGTAAAAGAACCATTAAGGGATTTTGAGTAAGTAACATCTTGAATTAAAAACTCTCCATTTAATCCGGCAAAATCATCTTTGACCTTAACTAAATTATTTGATTTCCATAAACTACCCCCATAATAACCTTGAAGCCTTACATTATAGGTTTTTCCTTTGGCTCTTTTAACATTAATAAACCATTTAGCATAATCATTAAGGAATTTTGAAGTCGTAGGATCTGAGAAAACTATTCTACGCCTTCTAGGAGACCTGATATCACTATCGATTGACTTACCTTGTTGATTAGATGCTTGTTCTGTGTGAAAATCATTTGTATCTTGTGAAAATACCTCAACAATATTAAATCTATCCTTTGTTGATTCTCGATAAGATGCTGAAAGTATATTGTTATTACTTCCGTTTTGTTCACTTACTATATTGCCTATATTGCCTATTTTATCCTCTCTTGTTATTACTATATTACCATCTTCATTAGTTGTTAATAATGCCTGCACTTTTTGAGCATATCTAAATAGAAAATTAATAATAGTTTCTCCGCTTTCTGTATTCACTTTTTCGTTTTGATCTAATAAAGGTAATCCGATGACATTATTAATCACTTTTAGATTATAACCATTATCCAATAAGGTTTGAGTAATTAATTTAGGAAAGCTTCTTATGTTGTAGCTTTTTTGTATTACATCGCTATCTATTATATCAGTAGCCTTATCTGCACCCTCAAAGGTTATAGTATGAGATGATGAATCATAATCTATATTCCGCCCTATTATATAACCTGTTAGAATTAAATTATTATCAATATAGATTTTTATTTCATCTTGAGTTGAAGCATTTAATAAAGATGGGGCTATTTCGCTATTAATAGTAATAGATATTGAAAATGACTTGCCAAAATTTACCATTGAATCGGTAGCTTGAAATGAAGTTACCCCCTCATATTTAATTCCGTTTATTTCATAGAAAATTTTATTATCCATTACTTAAGATTTTAATAGTTCCTTTAATCTCGTTTGTATCTCTGAATTTATTTAAATCTTTAATATCATTTTTTTTATCTAATGATGCATAAAGCTGATAAGTTAAAACATTTAAAGGAATTTTGTTTGTTGTAAAATCTGAAACTTTAGGTAAAGAAATTGATAAATCATTTGTTACTTTTTGAAATTCAATTCTAATTCTTTGTAGTTCAGTCTGACTATCTCTATCTAGTCCAGTTATATTTTTAAATCCATCCTCTAAAATCTTAATATTACTATTTAGATCATCTTGATTTTTGTAATTTATTTGAGCAGCCTGATTGTAAGCTATGGCAAAAGTATTTACAGATATTAAATTATTGATTAAAGCTTGGTTTTTTAATGTAGCTTGCCTTGTTTGACTATCGCCCGTTACCACTTCGTCATTTTTAAATCCAATTAGATTTTTAACTGAATTAAAAACATCTTCTGCATTATCAAAAGCAACCTCTAAAGCATTAAAGGAATTTGTTAGCCTACCCGCTAAAACAGAAGGGGAGTTTACTAATGATTGAGTATTATTCACAATTTCATTTATAGAAGTTGCAAAGTCATTTACCCCATCACCAGCACCAGCAACTAAACTAGCAACCCTACCTATTTCTCGCCCCGTATCTCCTATGATTTGATTAGTTTTATCAAAACCCTCTTTAACTCTTGTAAATGTATTCCAGCCAGATTCTAATTTATTAGATATATTTTCACCTGCAATAGATCTTAATCTACTTAAAAATCCAGTATTACTAGCTATTTTTCCAACAACTGGTTGATCTGCCTCTTCAAATACTATTGAAAATGAAGTAATACCTAATGAAGATTTAGAGTTATTTATAGTGTAGTTAATTAATTTAACTTGCTTAACTCCATATTCTGGATGAACCAATTTACCTAATATATTTTTAGCATCTAGGGCGGTAATTAAAGCATCACGCTGATTATTATTGCTATTATTATCAATTATAGCTTCTATGTTGTAAGTCTTTCTAAGACCCCCTAAATCCTCAACAAATCTAATATCTGAATTCGGGTATTCGTGTGTTACTGTTTTTCTCCCACCATTAATTGAAGATGATTGATATAAAAACCTAACATCGTTATAACTCGCTTCTGGTAATTTAGCTATATTAAACATTAATTTAGTAATGGGTTAGATTGTGTAAAACTCATATTTGTCCGCATAGGGTTGTTATTAACTGGTGTAAAATTAGCACTAGTTCCTGATGGGGCATTAATATTAATTCCTAAAGTTCCCCCAACATCAACTGACTGACTTCTTTCAACTCTAAAAGATAATTCTCTTTTTTGTTGTTGTAAGATTTTATCTAATTCTTGACCCTTACTAATACCTAGATCAAAGCCGATACTCTCTGCAAAATTAGCTATTTTGTTTGAAAAGGAATCTATTTTATTGCTAATCACATTTATAATTGAGCTTATTTTGTTGCCAATCCAATCAAAAACCTTAGCAACATCATCTCTCATTAAGAACATTGCGATTGACAAGCTGGCAATACCTCCTATCAAAAGACCAATAGAATTTAAAGCTAAGAATCTCAATGCAATTCCCACTCCTTTTATACTAATTATTAAAAGTTTTAAAGATTTTAAAGCTAAGAATTTTATACCAACTCCTAGCACCGCAATAGGGGTTATTAATGCCTTAATAGCGATAGCAAACAATCCAAGACTGGCAAGCAAAGGAGCGATCGTTATTGCAATTAAAGAAAATATAGCTATTGTTTTTTTAATAGTAGGGGATAAATTATTAAAGCCATCTGCCATTTTTCTTAATGACTTAATTAACGGCTCTATAACCTTAAATTGTTCTTTTCCTATTTGCTCCGCTAGATCTCCAAAAGCATTTATTAATTGCTTTAATGGACCAGTTCCAACCTTAGCTAATGCCTTTGCCGTCCCTCCGTACTGCTTATCTAGTTCGTCTAAAATTAATTTTTGAGCCTTTGCCAGTTGGTTAGTTTCTGCGAATCTTTTTATTGTCGCTTTTTGGTCTTTGGAAAATTGAATACCTGACCTACCTAATGCACCAAGATTGGCAACAGGATCATTTAAAGCTTTACCTAATTGGATTGCTGTTGAAGTTAAATCAACCGCACCGCCTCTAGCTAATGATAATCTTGAAGCAACATCTAAAACCGCCTGCTGCGTTCTTAAAAATTCCTTGCCGGCAATGTTTGTAAATGTCAATAATTGAGCAGTAGCACCCGTTAAAATCTCTTCATCTCCGAATAAAGTTTCTCTCTGGAGTCTTGTAGCCTCTTTTCTTAAAGTTTCAAAGGTTAATTTTGCTGCGTTATTAGTGGAATCAAGACCTACCCTTACAGCCTCTAAGGCTTGAGCTTGTTTATTAAAACCCCTAAGAGATAAAAAAGTAAATGCACTAAAGGTAGTTGATAATTTTACACCCACCTCACTATTAAAGCTTTTAAATGACTTTCTTAATTTATCTATATTATTTTTTACTGGCTTTAATGATTTATTGAATTTTTTAAATGAGTTAGAAGCCTTTTCTCCTGTCTTTTTCGATTGTGTAGATGTTTTTTGTAAACTAGAATTAACTTTTTTAAGTTTAGGACTTATTTTATCTACTAAATCATATATGTAGCTTGTTTTAAAACTCATCTTTCTTTTGGTTGCATTGCTTTATTAATCTTACTAGCCTCTTTACTTAGTCTAACCATTTTTGACATTGGCTGTTTTTCTAGCCATTCAAAACTTGCTGACCCTTTATAAAAATGAGCTAAATTACAGATTAAAGAATCTAATTCGCTTATTTCATCCAAGATGAGAGAAAAAAAACCTCAATATATTTAGCAATTAACAACTCAATATCATCTGGATTGATTTTTTTAATATCAATATCATTTGCTTTATGTTTAAAGTTTTCATCTTTAAATAAAATATCTAATTTAAAAAACTCTAAAAACTTATCTAAGAAAACAATAAATTTATCGCCATCAAATATTGAAAATAATTCTCTTATATCTTCTGCCTTTTGTTCTCCTGAACCCTCTTGATCTTTTGGCTTCGGTAATTTTTCTAATTCTGGTAATACATCAATTACCATCCTTTTATATTGGTTTCTTAGTGAAATAGTTGCGTTTCTATGATCGGCAATATTGAAGCATTTTAAATAAAGAGTATCTAAATCTTTTAGTTCACTTCCAACCGAAGTATTAATTGATTTACTTAACTTAAATTCTATAAAATCTTTTTTCATTATACCGCTGGATTACCTTTAAAAATAAAATCAACAACTTCTAAATCTTGAATATCTGGAAAAACTTCATATTCCATTCCACATTTTCATCAGTACATCTAATGGGTATTGTTACCATACCAACCGCACTAGATATATCTTTAGTTTTTATTAGCTTCCCATTAGTTTGAGGATTAAAAACTATTGTATTTTTACCTAGTGAATAAGTAATGTTGCCCTCATATGCAACCACATTACCATTAATTGCTACTTGTATTTTGTCGTTTGCCATTATTCAAAAGTTGGAGTTATGTTAATTATAATATTTCTTAATTGAGAAACTATATTAGCTATCTGATCAAGAGTAACTGTACCAGTAGATAAATTAATCTGGATACTATCCTCAATCTCTTTTTTATATGCCTTACGCTCTTCTTCGCCAGCTCTTAGGGTTAGATAATCAGTATCGCCATTAATACCGCTTAAAGTGGCATAATAACTCATAAAGGTATTTAAAATTGATTGTGCATTTACTTGAGCAGAACCTGCAATAACATTACCAGTTGTCAAAACTCTTTGAGTAAAGTCTGCCTTTGCGTTGTTAAAGATATATTCTCTAGCGATAGATAATGTATCAATAAAGTTTAAAAATTTAAAAGTATTATCCGGATTTCCTAAAACATCAGTTTTATAAGTAGTTACCGCCTCACCAGAAATTAAGATTGTGTTATTTGGATTGTTTCGTAATAACCAACCACCACTATTTCTTAATTCTAAAGCCTCTACGTCTGTAAAGCCTTTTCCTGTTGGAATAACTGGTAAGCCAGTATCAGGAGTATTAGCATAAGGTATTGATGAAAAGAATGACCCGCCAGTTCCTTGACCGTTTGTAACTATTGTAGAAGTGTTTGACCCTATTGTCATTCTTAATTCTCTTTCACCTGCTTTTCTAGCTGCAATTACTATTGAGCTTTCAAAAATGCCACCACCTTGATAATCTGAATCGGTATTTAATTTATTTGGAATATAAGTTAAAGTTTTTAAGTTTAATCCGTCTAAGGTTGTGTTTAAATTAGCAAAGGTATCTTTTTTAGAGACTATACCAATACCATCTAATATATTATCATCAACATTAAATCTAGCTTCTAAAAAGTCAGTTAATGTTGTAGTTCCCCAAGACTCCGGATATATGATTGAAGTATATCTTTTATCTGCTATTGGATCAAATAAGTTTGTTAATGTAGGGTTAGTTGCACCTCCTGACATTGCCGTGTCAGTTGTTGTAATTCCTGCAACAGTGCCAATATGTTTAATACTAATATCATTACCTTCCGTTCCACCGTTTAAAGCAGTTAAGGTAACAGTACCAGCTGTATTTGAAGCACTAACGGGGCTATCTAAATTAGCAGTAATAGCAGCCTCCAAAGCATCGCCGATTATTGTCGCTGTATCTCCACTTGTAACAGCTATTTCATATTTACCATTCTTTATTGAATCAATATAAACTGTTATAGTTCCTGAAGCTGTAGCAGTCCCAGAAAAAGCAACTGAACCAGTTGCATCAACTGCACCCCCTGCATCTGCAAGAGCGATTGCATCAACTTTTGGTTTAATTCTTGAAATTGATAATCTATCTAATAATGATCTACCAGCCTTTGCAATATGAGAATTACGGCCGAAAGCATCGTTAAATTGTGAATCACTTATTAATCCCTCCACTAATTCACCGCTTGTAGCAGCTCCGCTTATCAATTGACCAATAACTAAGATTGACCTTTCATCTACTCCTTGATTTTGTCTTGCTGATAATATATTAGCTGTTACTGATGGTTGAGTTTGTGCCATTATTTTTTATTTTTAGTTTTAATAATTTCAATGCAATTATCTATTTTAGAATCTTCTAATCTAGCTCTCCAAAATTGATCAGTAGGAATATTTTTTATATCTTCTATTTCTATAACTTGACCTACTTTTAAATTTTCTTTAACTTTTTTTAGAATTTTAATTTTCATCATAAAATAAATTATATTATAGCTTTATTGATAGCTTATATTTTGCACCCAGTCAAATAAAAAAAATTTACCTAGTATTGGCCAAGAAGTCTAAATCTATATTGGTATAAGCTCCACCTATATATTGCAAAGGCACGCCTGGATCAAATTGTGAAGTATCTTCAACAACTACCCTACCCCTAGCGGCAAAGTCAAATCTATGTATATATTTTGCAGTGTCATATAATTCTATTGTATTCCCTACATAAACAGTCGAATTGTATTTCAAATCTAATAAAAAGCTGCTAAACTCATAATTGGCTATTGCTTTTAAAATGGGCTGTTCGTAACTTCTAGCTAAGTCTGATTGTGAACCCCCCAGAGTATTTGAAGTTGACGGAATAAATACGAATAAAGAAAATTCTTGCAAAGTGTCTAAATAAAAATCTTGATTAGAATATTTATTAGCCACTATATCAGTCGCAATAGTGCCATCTTTATATGATAATTTATCCCCTATAACAACATACATTCTAGACGCGCTTGATATATCTATAAAATGACTTTCTGCCCTTTCTGGCGTCGGTGCATTATCAATTCTACTTGCTGATGATAATTCTATATTTCCTTGTGCTGGCGTTCCTAGATTACTATTTGTTGTTGTGTAAGTGAAATTATTTGAATCTGTAACAGTTACTTGATGAAGTCTATTATAGCTGTCAAAATCCTTTAATAATAAAGTTCCAAGTGCGGTTGCATTTATT